ACTCAAGACCCTAACAATCATTTGTCTGGAAAAGGGTGTCGTAAATGTGCAAATGACAAGACTAGTATTCGTTGTAAAAGCTCTAAAGAAGAATTTGTAAGAAAGTCAAAGGAAGTACATGGTGATTTTTATGACTACTCTAAAGCAGACTATAAAACATCACATTCTAAAGTAGTTATTACTTGCCCGAAACACGGGGATTTTTCTCAAAAGCCGTCGCATCACCACTCTGGAATTGGTTGTCCTTTTTGCGGGAAAGAAGCTGCCGCTAGTAAGTTAATGACAGGTACTGAAGAATTCATAGAAAAATCAAAGAAAATACACGGGAACAAGTATGAGTATTCAAAAGTTAACTACAAAAATTCTTCAACAAAAGTGACAATTTCTTGTAGAGAACATGGAGATTTTGAAATTACTCCTCAAAATCACTTACTAGGGTCAGGATGTTATCCTTGTAGTAGGGAATTCAGAAAATTAAGAAAATCTTTAGCTCATTCAGTTTATGTTTTGATCTGCGATGATATTGTAAAAGTAGGTATAACATCGAGAGATGTTAGTGATAGATTGTTTGAAATTAATAAAAATTCAGGTAGAAACTTCAAAATATTAAAAGAATATAGTGGTTTGACTAGATCACAATGCTTTGATATAGAAACTTCAACGTTAAATATTTTATCTGGAAAATACTACGGTATTCCAGATAAGTTTGATGGAAGTACAGAATGTTTTGTTGATGTGAACTTAGCTTGGTTGTTAAATTATTTAGATGATTTGACAGGCAAAATTATGAATCAAGAGGGAGAATATGCCAAGAGTAGCTAAAAAGAAAGAAAAACCAAAACTCGAAAAGAAGGTGTTTGCGCCTTCTTCAGAGAAACAGCGAATGGTATTGATGGAGAACGAAGTCGATCTCCTAATTACCGGTGGTGGTCGAGTTGTGCCTCCACGTTAAAAACAATTCCTTAAACGGTGAAACTCTCTTATTGGAGACAATACCGTGCCAAGCCCTCTAAACAAGGTGCAGTGCGTAACGACCAATCCGTAAGGATGTAGGGCTAAGTAGCTCGAAACAGGAATCCTCTAAAAGAGTGAAGATATGGTCTCATCTGCATGGTGACATGCAGCAGCGAAAGCGGTACTGAATTAACGACTCAGTGCGAAGACAATGGCAGGCTCAGGTAAGAGCTATCTATCGTTATTAAAAGCAGCAGGAATGGTTAATGATCCAGCAGCGAAGATTATGATTCTTCGTCTTAGTTATCCTATGCTGAAAGATTTGATTAGTGCATCAAAACAAATTTACCCGTATTTTGGTGGAGTATTTAAGCACCAAGCAAGAACGTGGGTGTTCCCTTCAGGGGCGGAGATCGATTTCAAAGCAATGCCAAAAGACTTGTATGAAGTCCAAGGATGGGAGCGTACCACATATATTTGCGACGAAGCAGCAGAGTTCCAAAAAGAAGATATTCTGGCTCTTATGACCCGTCTTCGTAGTACAACTTTCCTTGGGAAAAAACAGATCATCCTAACCTGCAATCCTTCTAAAAAATCTTGGCTGTTACCAGTGGTAGAGTACAGTCTAGATCACGAAGGTATTCCTGTAGCAGGAACAGAGCACAGGATACGCTATTTTATCGTAAAAAACAACCATTTCTGTTTTGCAGATTCTGAAGAAGAACTATATGAACAATATGGTCAAGGTATGGAAAAAGGAAAAGAATTTTTCCCTTTGAAGATGCGATTCATCCCTATGTTATGTACAGATAATATGGTGCTGATGAAGCAAGACCCGCAGTATGTAGCTCGTCTGTTAGCGGCTCCTCGTGTTAACATGCTTCGTCTGTTAAAGGGATCGTGGTATGCCGAGGTTGAGGGCTCCACTTTAGTCACTGAAGATTTATTTGAAATAGTAGATCATCCTCCTATTGAACCAATGGCAAGATTGAGAGCATGGGATTTGGCTTCTAGTGTGCCTAATGAAAAGAATAATCATAAGTGTGACTGGACAGCAGGTGTTCTTATGAGCAGAGATGGATTTGGTAATTATTATATTGAAGATGTAAAATATTTTCAAAAACAGATTGATGGTGTATTAACTGAAATTAAGAATACAGCGTGGGAAGATGGATTAGATGTTATCCAAATATTACCTACTGATCCGGGTCAAGCTGGTAAAGTTGCTAATAAATTTTATATTAGTAAACTTGCTGAGTTTGGAGTTTCATGTAGGTCTGAAGCGATTAATCCTCATTCTGGAAAAGCCACAAGGTTTCAACCCTTTGCAAGTATTGTCCACAACGGAAATGTAAAAATTGTAAAAGGTGAGTGGAATCGCAGATTTTTAGATGACGTTTGCTCATTTACTGGCGAGCGTGGAGGATCAGATGATATTGCTGACGCTACAGCTACGGCATTTAATCAGATATGTAAGCGTGTACAAATCCCATCATTCCACATCCCAAACCTAACTCAAGCATCACCAGTACCAACAATTTAAACAATTTATCAGAATTTCTATTAAAATCTCAATAATACCTATTGACAACACTAGAAATTCTGATATTATTCGCAAAATAAAAATATAAGGAGTTGAAATGCCAGATAATAACGCATTGCAACCCGATTCAGATAGTATCATACCACGAATTAAACTAGGAGAGCAAGGCTTTATTGGATTAAAAACTTCCAATGGTCGAATTCTTGAAGAAGTTCAAAGAGCTTTTAGATATCCTAATTTTATTCAAACAATTAATGAAATGCGTAACAACCCAACAGTCGGAGCTGCGATGAACGTCTATCGCGCTCTTATGACTAGGGTTAGTTGGAAGATTGAAATATCTCAAGACGCATCAGAAGTAGAAAAAGAAAGAGCAAGAATCCTAGCAACCATGATGGATGATATGGATGTCTCTTGGTCTCAATTCATTGATACAGTGATACCTTATCTTGAATACGGATTTGCAATTAATGAGATTGTACTACGTAGAAGATTAAAACGCAATGGTAGTAAATATAATGATGGTCTGGTTGGTATAAAAAATCTTCCTCCTCGCTCTCAAGAAACTATCGCAAAATGGAACTTCTCAGATGATGGTTCTACCTTGTTAGGAGTATCGCAAGATATTCGTCAAGTAGAAAAATCATATCTATTTCAATCTAGAAAAAACGAAGAAGGTCTTGTAGATATCCCTCGTGAAAAGTTCTTACTGTTTAATACAAATGCTACAAAAGGAAACCCTGAAGGTAATTCGATATTTAAGAACATTTATTTAGCTTATAAGCAATTAACTCTTTTACAAGATAATCAGCTTACTGGTGTTGCTAAAGATGTTCAAGGAATTATGAAGATTGAAATTCCTCCTAAGTATCTTTCACCAGATGCTTCTGCTGAAGATAAAGCTGTGGCTTCAGCCTTCCAATACATCATTGATAATTACAATGCTGGTAAGCAAAGAGGACTGCTAGTTCCTAATTATATTGATCCTGATACAAAGCTGAAGATGTTTGATTATGCTTTGATGGAATCTAAAGGCGGAGCTAAATATGATACTACACAAATTATTAAAAATCTGCAACAAGATATTCATAGTGCTCTATCAGTAGACGTTCTACAACTTGGTAGTAACGGGAGTGGTAGTTTCTCTCTTGCTGAAACTAAAACATCTATTTTAGCATTAGTTGTAGATGCGAAATTAAAAGAAATTGCAAATACTCTAAATCAACATTTAGTAAGACTGATTTATGAAATGAATGGTTGGAATTGTGAAAACCTTCCTAAATTTGTTTACGAAGATATTGAAGAAGTAGATTTAGATTCTTTGGGTGCTTTCTTACAACGTGTTAAAGCAGTAGGTCTGTTAGAAGTAGATAGACCAATTCTTAATAAAGTTAGAAAAGCTCTTGGAGTTACCCCTAAGCCTGATGATGAACCTGTTGATCAAGAAGCTCTAGGTAATGTTACCAGTAGATCAGGAGATTCATTCTCTACCGCAACAGGAGGTTTGTCAGGAACTTCGGATAAAATTTCAGAAAGGGACAATTCAATTGCAAATAAATCTAACGCACCATGAGGAAATAAATGGCATTCGTTTACTGGATACACTTACCGGAACACACTGACCTGACTTCTCAAGGGTACATTGGATTTACATCTAAGACAGTAGAAGAACGGTTTAAAAAGCATTCGCAAGACTCGCTTTCAACAAATTTCAGAAGCTATACTATTCATAATGCTATCAGGAAGTATGGGGTTGATAATCTTAAAGTAACAACTCTTCTCGAAGGTAGTGATGAGTATTGTCTGTTCATTGAGTCTAGGCTCAGACCTTCTGAGAATATCGGGTGGAATCAGGCAGCTGGTGGGATTAAACCTTGTGGAAGGAAAACTACCCCTACTAAAGAAGAAAAGGATAGGGCTGTTCTTAAATTTAAAGATACCATGTCCAAGCTTTCTCCAGAAGATAGAGCTAGAAGGAGTAGTAATTTACGTTCATCTTGGTACAAAAATTCTGAAATACATAGATTACGTTTAGAGTCTATGTGGGAATACAACAGAGGAAAACCTCTAACTGAGTCCCATAAATCAGCACTTTCTGAGGTGTTAAAAGGTAGGATTATTACAGAAGAGCACAAGGACAAGATTAGAGTAAGTAAGCTCGGAATACCTAGAACATTGGAATGTAGAGAAAAAATATCTAAAACAAAACTCAGTGCTAATGTGAAGCCGTGGAATCATCCTGCGTGCAGATTAGACGTGTGGATTGTAGCCGAAGAAATCTATACCACATACGTTGAAAATAATAGGTGCGGGTATAAGAAACTAGGTAGGATTTTAGGTCTTGGTACTTCACTTAAGAGTATGATTTCATACTTTGAAGCAGGATGGATTCCACTTGATGACCATGAATTCATAGAGTGGAAATTACAAAAACAAAAGGAGGATGAATGTCAGTCCATCAATTATTAAAATTAACTCAATCTTTATACTCTAGACCCCACTTAATAAATCAAACATCTTTCAACTTTATTTCTTCTTATTTGAACAACAGAAATTTAATGAAGCCTTCTGAGATGCCTGTTAAAAATGATGAAGAAGATTCTCCAGATGACATGGATGACTTTGATCCAGAGTCTGGAGTTGGAGTGATTGAGATTCAAGGAGCAATTTCGTATAAACCAATTTATGGTATGTGCGGAGAAGTTGGTTGCTCTTACACATCAATATTAGATAAAGCTGATGAATTAATTGAGTCAGGCGCTAAGATCATTATTTTAAATATAGATTCTGGTGGTGGTGAAGGGTATGGTTGTTTTGAAACAGCAAACGAACTTCGTAAAAAATGTGACGAAAACGAAGTAATTTTACTTGCTTACAATGATGGTCTTTGTGCATCCGCAGCTTACGGTCTTGCTTGTGTTGCAGACGAAGTTATTTCCAATCCTTATGCAGAAACAGGTTCTATTGGCGTACTTATTTGTCTCTGTAATGACTCTAAAGCATTAGAAGAGGAAGGGTATTCTCGGAGTTTTATATATGCCGGAAGTAACAAAGTTCCGTATGATGAGACTGGTGGTTGGAAAGAGTCTTTCTTAAAAGACTTACAAACAAAAGTAGATTCATTGTTTTTGGAGTTCGTATCCCATGTTAATCGTTATACAGGGATAGATGCTAAAACAATCAGAGGTTTTGAAGCATCAACTTTTCAAGCAAAAGATGCTTTAGATAATGGATTAGTCAATCAGATTATGACACGTTCACAATTTATTGATTATGTAGTGAGTAAATTAGATGTTATTAATAAAACTAAAGGGAGTATGTAAATGCTTAAAGGCATCATGAAATTAAATAAACAAGAGGGTGTCGATGTAGCAGCTCTTACTGCTGAACTGGCATCTACAAAAGAAACTTTGGAAGCTTCTGTAGCAGAATTGTCTGCTGCTCAAGAACAAATTGCAAACATGACTGCTCAGTATGAAGAAGCTGTTAAAGCTTTGGCTGAACTGAAAGATGTTAAAGCTGCAATGGAAAAAGAAGCTGAAGAAAAACGTATGTCTGCTCGTAAGCAGAAAATTGCAGCAGCAGTGGGTGATTCTAAAGTTGAATCTCTGATGGCTGCAACAATGTCCTTGTCTGATGAAGCATTCGATGAAGTAGTTGGTGCTATGTCTGCAAGTGTAGAAAAAGAATCTAAAACAGAAATGTTTGTAGAGAAAGGCGTAACTGCTGAAGTTGACGCTTCTAAAGTAGCAGGTGAAAAGGAAGAAGACCTCCTGACTAAAATGCTGCAAGAAAAATACCATACTAAATAAATCTTATTAAATAAAGGAAAATAAAATGGCAGTTATTGCAACCGAACAAAATCGTCTGTCTAATCTTATTAAAAAATATGACGACTTTGATAATACAGAACTTTTTAATGATGTTGTTACTGTAAATGAAGCATCTGGTGTTACTTATAAAGTAGGCACTGTGCTTGGTAAAATTACCGCATCTGGTAAATATATTGTTTCTAAACAAGCCGCTGCTGATGGTAGCCAAAACCCTGTAGCAATCTTTATTGGTGATTCTACTGGTCTTGCTCAAGATACAGCTATTACTGCTGCTACTGACACTAAAGTGCTGGTGCTGTCTCGCGGTAAAGTAGTTGTTTCTAAAGATGCTCTGTTGCTGGATTCTAGCTTCTCTTCTCAAGCACAAAAAGATGCAGCTTATGCTTCTCTGAAAGCAGTTGGTATTCTGGTAGAAACTACTGTTTAATTTACAATAACAATAATATAAAGGAAAATATAAAATGATTATTCGTGATTTTGGTAATGCTTTTAATCTTGCCGACTATACCCGCGAAGTGAACATGATCCCTAATACATGGGGAACTATTAATAACTTGGGTATTTTTGAAGTCGAGCCAGTTGCAGAGCAAACCGTAACTTTCCAAGAAGTTGTTAAAGACTTCGGTATCATCGTTGATCGTGTACGTGGTGATCGTTCTAATGTAAATAAAGATTACACTCGTAAACTGCACTCTTTTGCTATTCCTCACTTCCCTTTGGATGATCAGATTCTGCCTAAAGATATTCAAGGTAGATCTGCTTATGAGCAATTGGGTGAAGCAGAACGTCTGGAATCTGTTCGTATGCGTAAAATGGAACGTATTCGTAACAGCCACGCAG